CCGTGAATCATACTTCTCTACAAAACCTGAAGCTACTACAGTTTCGGAAGATGTAGAAGTAGAAAATGCACCAACGGGTGCTGCAATGTCTGCATATGCAGCAGCAATTTCCCGCTGGAGCGGCAAATAATCCTCACTAAACCCTAAGAGAAAAACTATCATGTTTAACGCAGAAGCTCTTCAGGAGAAGTGGAACCCNNCTTGAGCATAATGAGCTCGATCCTATTAAGGATACCTACAGAAAGGCGGTTACCTCCATTCTTCTGGAAAACCAAGAACAATTTAACGCTCAAGAGCGTGGCGTACTGACTGAAGCAGCACCTACCAACAGCCTTGGTGGTACTGGTTACAGCGGAAGCAGCACTGCAACAGGTCCTGTTGCTGGTTTCGACCCTGTGCTTATCAGTCTGATTAGACGCTCGATGCCTAAGCTTATCGCTTATGACATCTGTGGTGTGCAGCCTATGACTGGTCCTACTGGACTTATCTTCGCAATGCGCTCCACTAAGGGTACAAACAGAGACATCGCTAACAGCGGCGTTGAGACATTCTTCAACGAAGTTGACACTGAGCATTCTTCTGAGAATAGCTCCAACGGTCTTGCCTCTAACACCCAAACAGGTAGCAACCCTGGTCTGCTTGCTGACGCTGCTGGTAACTACACCATCGGTGGTCAAGGTATGACTACTGCTCAGTCTGAGGCACTTGGCGATGGCGCTACTAACCACTTCAACGAGATGGGATTCTCGATTGAGAAGGTTACCGTTACTGCTAAGTCCAGAGCACTTAAAGCTGAATACAGCTTGGAGCTTGCTCAAGACCTTAAGGCTGTGCATGGATTGGACGCTGAGTCTGAGCTTGCAAACATCCTTTCTACTGAAGTCCTTGCTGAAATCAACAGGGAAGTCGTTAGAACTGTTTACAAGATTGCTAGACCTGGTGCTCAAAACAACACTGCTACTGCAGGCACATTCGACCTCGACGTTGACTCCAACGGTAGATGGTCTGTTGAGANNTTCAAGGGTCTTCTCTTCCAAATCGAAAGAGACATGAATGCTATCGGGCATGAGACTCGTAGAGGGAAGGGCAATATCCTCATCTGCTCTGCTGATGTGGCATCTGCTCTGTCTATGGCTGGCGTGCTTGATTACACTCCTGCTCTCTCTGGCAACAGCAACCTTCTTCCTGACGATAACAGCAGCACTCTTGCTGGTACTCTTAACGGTAGAATCAAGGTTTACGTTGACCCATATTCTGCAAACGTTAGTGACGCTCACTTCTACGTTGCTGGATACAAAGGTAGCTCTGCATATGATGCAGGTCTCTTCTACTGCCCTTACGTGCCTCTCCAAATGGTCAGAGCCGTTGGTCAGGACACCTTCCAACCAAAAATCGGGTTCAAGACTCGTTACGGTATGGTTGCTAACCCATTCGCTGAGGGTCTTACTCAGGGTCAGGGCGCACTTACTGCTAACGCTAACCGTTACTACAGACGTGTTAAGGTCGCCAACCTTATGTGATTTGCTCACACAATTTTACATTTTTCGGAGGGGCTTGACGCCCCTCTTTTTTATGCTATAATATATTTGTTGACCTGACGAGGTTAACACGGGAGTGACTGAATAACTCTGTTGGAATTTGGCGGAGTAATGTAAATGATTAGAGGTGGTGCTCGCTGCTAGGAATAGCAGAACCTTGACCAAAGGAATCATTGTTGATATGCCCAAAATTTCGCACTAGCGATTCCCATATCATGAGGGTAAAATGTAATCCCTTCTCCCACACCCTTCTAGGGTGTATTTTTTTGTCTTTGTGTAACGTTGGTGTAACAAAGTAATAAAAGTATATTACGATACCAAAACAATTATAAGTAATAGTAGGATTGAGGTTAGTGCGATGAAATGAAAGCGTAAAAAACTTATATCATTCGGGCATTCATTGGAGAAGTTTATCATGCATAATCTAATCTCACGTAATCAATTAGACGAGTGGAGACACTTTGAAGATACAGTTGACTCAATAGACTCGGAGCGTGAAAACGATTATTATGAGTGTCTAATAGACTGCGTAGGTACCCAATCAAGTTGCAAACGTATTTGCAAGGAGATACTTATGTAAGAAAACCACAACATACTTACCTTCAGTGGGGACCTCGGTCCCCATTTTTTGTAAATAGATTTATAATAAGGGAGTATGTATGCCTGGTAAATCTCAGATGACTAAACTAGACATGAAGCACCGAGTTTTGAAAATGAAGAATGAGTTATATAACGGACGCTGGCACGAGAAAAATGGTGACTGGCATGATGGGGCACATGAAGTCCTAAATACTGTACTGGATATGATTGAAGAATATGTCTTTTGACCCAGAAGAGAAAACCGATGAGCAGCATTGGGAAGAAGCTTCCGAGGAAGACTGGGAAGACTTTTGGTTTAATGCAGATCTAGGATTATGTTACCCAAAGGAATGGCAAGACGACGATGACCTCATCTTGGAATAAACAGATAGAGAATAGGAATTTCCTATCGCCTATAGGATTCAAGTTTCTACTTGCAAAGTATCCTAAGGTTGCTTATTTCTGTCAATCAGCAAACATCCCTGCTATCAATGTAGCAATTCAGCAGCAATCTACACCGCTGAGATACTTGCCCTATGAGGGTTTCACATCGTATGACCCCTTGACACTTTCCTTCCTCATTGATGAGGACTTGGAAAACTATATGATTATGCACAACTGGTTACGTGCATTAGGCACACCAGATAATGTAAGAGAGCGTACAGAATTTCGTGAGAAGATGCAAGCAATCTTCAAGGACGATAATCTATTCGCTGATGGCACATTGACTGTGCTCAATAGTAATTTCAAATCTAATTTTAACGTTGTATTCTTTGATTTGATACCAACAAGCTTGTCGGCACTAGAATTTAATGCTACAATAGATGGCACAGAGTATGCTATGGCATCAGTTACATTCCAGTATTCAGGATATCAAGTACGCTCTGGAGAATCTACTCAGAGAGATAAGCGTCTTACATGAATCTAGAAAAAATTGAGGAGTTGTGGAAGAAGGACGCGGAAGCATTCTACGACCACAGGGAGTTGCCTGAGCTGCTCGCTAACGACAGTATGGAAACTCCTCGACTCCATGCAAAATATGTGCAGTTTTATAATCATTTCAAACTGATGCTATCAGAAGCATCTGCAAAACACAAGCAGATGTATAGAGAGAAGTTTGAATACTACTCAGGAAAGGCACCATCAAAAGTATATGCAGAAAAACCTTTTGACCTCAAAGTGTTGAAGGGTGACATTCCTATGTACGTTGATAGTGACCCTGAGATGACACGTCAACAACAGAAAATAGACTACTTGGAAACTTGCCTAACTACTATTGATAGGATTCTTAAACAAATCGACTCACGTGGGTTTGCCATCAAGAATACTATCGAGATAGTTAAGTATTATGGCATTAGATGATTACCGTAACCAAGAAGAATGAAGTCTATCTCAAAGTTGATGCGGAGGAACATGTCCACAAGGAATTAAGTGAGCACTTTCAATTTGAAGTCCCGCAAGCAAAGTTTATGCCACAGTATAGACGGCGTGTGTGGGATGGCAAGATTAGACTTTATTCACCTGGCACTGGTGAAATCTATGTGGGTCTATATGAATACTTAACTGAGTATTTTGATAAGAAAGGATATGAGTATTCAGTCCTAGATTCCAAACACTACGGATTACCATTTGAAACTGAAGATTATGTTACACCTGAGGGTATTGCGTCTTTTATTAAGGCTCTTCGACTCCCATTCAGGATTCGGGACTATCAACTCAAAGGAGTTTACGAAGCGATTAAACACAATCGCAAGCTACTACTATCCCCCACGGGGTCAGGAAAATCCCTAATCATTTATTCGTTGGTGCGTTGGCACCTAGCGAAGGAAAGGGAAGTATTAATTATTGTACCTACAACGTCACTGGTATCCCAGTTGGTGCAAGATTTTAAGGACTATGGATGGAAGGCAGATTCATATGTCCATGAGATTATGTCAGGTAGAGAGAAATATGTCAAGGCACCTGTTGTCGTCTCTACTTGGCAATCTATTTACAAAGAGCCCAAGAAATTTTTTGAAAGATTCGATGTCATCATCGGAGATGAAGCACACCTCTACAAAGCGAAGTCTCTTACTGGCATTCTGAATAAGTGTCATGATGCAAAATACCGCGTGGGTCTGACAGGGACCCTAGATGGACTTGAGTCGCACCAACTTATCCTAGAAGGATTGTTTGGTAAGTGTGACCGCGTAACATCTACGGTAGACCTTATGAAAGCAGGACATCTTACACCCCTGCGGGTGCGTATTCTGCTGATGAAGCACGGTCATGTGCCCTTTGATTACTATCAACAGGAGATGGACTACTTGGTGTCACACACCAGACGTAATAACTTTATCTGTAAGTTGGCACTAGATCTAGAGGGTAATACTCTGGTGCTATTCAACTACGTGGAAAAGCACGGAGACCCACTTTGGGACCTCATAAATAGTAAGGTGGAAGAGGGTCGCAAGATTTTCTTTATCCACGGCGGTGTAGATGCTGTTGAAAGAGAAGAAGCAAGAAAGATTTGTGAGAAGGAAAGCAATGCTATCATCCTCGCATCCTATGGCACATTCTCTACAGGTATCAATATCCGCAACCTACATAATGTAATCTTTGCATCACCATCTAAGTCCAGAGTACGAAACCTTCAGTCCATTGGGCGAGTTTTGAGAAAAGGAGACAACAAGGCTAAGGCAGTCTTGTATGACATTGCAGATGATTGCTCTAAAGGCAACTCCCACAACTATACTTTCAGACATCTTATCTCCAGAATGAAGATATACGATGAAGAAAGTTTTGATTATGAAATCACCAAGGTAAACCTGAAAGATGATTAACTACATCAGACACGACCACGAATTTTATGGAGTAGTGAAACTAACCTCAGGAGATGAGGTTATGGGTAGCATGATTGCTACTGAGGAAAATGGAGACACAATGCTATTTGTATCTTCTCCCGCTACACCTAAAGAGCATCCTGTTGTAAAAAATGGGGAGCCAGGTCTTGCTGTGGGATTAGTTAAATGGATGATGTGGAGCGACGAAGACTTTTATATTATCAACGAAGCAGATATAACAACTGTCGCACCTATGTCTATGGGTGCCATCATGATGTATAAATTGTGGTTGCGTAAAGAAAACGGTGAGGACGATATCGAAGAGTATAATGTCCCCATGAATAAAAATATGGGTCTGGTCGGCAAGGTTTCTGAACTTCGGAAGAAGTTGGAGAAACAGTGGCAAAAAGATCTAAACTCTTAACCTTTCAACCCTTACATGGTTGATTATAATAAATTATTCCTGTGTTGTCAAGCTTGACACTATAACTACAGTTTTGTATAATAGTTAAAGCAGGCACACAACCATGCAACGCTTAATGGCAGCTAAGAAAAAACAACACTATGTAGACAATAAACTGTTTCTGGCAGAGATTATCAAATATCGCCAATCAGTTGAAGAGGCGCGTCTACTAGACAAACCAAAACCTCGCATCACTAAGTATCTTGCTGAGTGCTTTTTGAAGATTGCGACGCATCTCTCCTACCGTCCCAACTTTATCAATTACATGTTTAAGGAAGACATGGTTTCCGATGGAGTCGAAAACTGTGTCCAGTATATCGATAACTTTGACCCTAACAAATCTAAGAATCCATTTGCATATTTTACACAGATAGTGTATTATGCATTCCTGAGGCGTATCGCCAAAGAAAAACGACAGATGGATATCCGAGATAAGTTGATTGAGAAGAATGGATACGACCAAGTATTCCATTCCGATTCAAATGATGACCATGCTGATATGAATTCCATCAAGAGTCGAATCGAAACTAACATGCGTTATTGATATGAGTAAAGTATTACTGATTACGGACCAACACTTTGGAGTCCGTAATGATAATCAGTACTATGTTGAAAGGTATCAGAAATTTTACGGTGATATTGTGCTCCCTTACATAGATGAGCATGGTATCACCGAAGTATTATGTCTGGGAGATACTTTCGACAAACGAAAGAGTATTAACTTCAGCAGTCTTGCTGCTGCTCATGACATGTGGTTTGGTCCACTTGCTGAGCGTGGTATTAGAATGACTATGCTGGTCGGTAATCATGACATCTATTATAAGAATACTCTGAAGGTCAGTGCACCTGAGTTGTTACTCAGAGAGTATTCAAACATTCAAGTTGTTGCAGACCCTACCGAGATGACTATCGGTGGTAGAAAAATGCTGCTGCTCCCATGGATTTGTGATGACAACCGTAGTGATGCTCTTGACATGATTAAGAAGAGCAAAGCATCCTACTGCATGGGTCACCTAGAGTTGAAAGGTTTCCAACCTATCGCTGGGTTTACCATGGACCATGGCACAGAACCTGACTTGTTTAGTAAATTCAAACTGGTTTGCTCTGGTCACTACCATCTACCAAGTCGTAAAAACCAGATAGTTTATTTGGGTAACCCCTACCAACTATACTGGAATGACTATGGGTCGGATAGAGGGTTTCATATTCTAAATACTAAGGATTATACACTTGACTTTGTAAAGAATCCTTATAATACTTTTAGTAAGGTATACTATAAGGATGGGATTGATGTAGATGTCTCACAACTAGAAGGCACATACGTTAAACTGATTGTAGAAGAGAAGAATGACCAACTATTCTTTGACCAGACAGTAAGGAAACTTCAGAAAGCAAATCTTGCTGACTTCAAAATTATTGAAGACATGTCTTATGGACTTGATGATGTTGAAGACGTTGAAGTTGAAGATACTCTTGCTATTTTGGAAACGTGTGTTACTGACATGAAAAATAAAGAAGACATTTTTGGAATTCTTAAATCACTTTACATGGAAGCACTAGAGGTTTGAATGTTTGTACTGCTCGACACTAAAACAGGCGGCGTATACGCTGTAAGGGATGACGAATCTGTAGATCGTGTCGTCCAGATGTTTGTTGACAAAGACGATGCAGTACGTTATTATGAAATGCTGAAGGACCTCAACTACACTCGTGAGTTAGAAGTCAAAGAGATTGAAGAAACCCAAGTAAAGGATAACTGTGTAAGTTATGGTTATCGATTTACGGTAATTACCCCTGACGATATCGTTATTCCACCCCCGTTATGATTGTCTTTGAAAAGATTCGCTGGAAGAATTTCCTCTCTACAGGAAATAGTTTCACAGAGATTCTTATTAACGATTCCCCATCACATCTAATCATCGGTGCTAATGGCGCAGGTAAGTCCACTCTTCTGGATGCCCTGTGCTTTGTTTTGTTTAACAAACCTTTCCGTAAGATTAGTAAGTCTCAGTTGATTAATAGTATCAACGAGAGGGAGACTGTTGCTGAGGTAGAATTTTCTATTGGCAGTACTGAATACAAAGTTGTCCGTGGTATGAAACCTAATGTATTTCAGATTCACAGAAACGGAAAACTGCTAGACCAAGATGCTGCTACTAAAGACACTCAAAAATACCTTGAGCAGAGCATACTCAAGTTTAACTTCAAGTCTTTCACTCAAGTGGTTATTCTTGGTTCTTCAACTTTTGTCCCTTTTATGCAGTTATCTGCTGTCCATAGAAGAGAAGTCATCGAAGACCTCCTTGACATCCAAGTATTCAGCAAAATGAATCTTCTCCTCAAGGATAGAATCCGAGAGGCAAGTGCAGGACAAAAAGAATGTGAGCACAATCTGCAGATGGCAGAGAAGCAGGTGAATATGCAGCGTCATACTATTGATAGTATGGAGAAAATGACTGCAGATTACAT